AAATCAGTAAGGCTTGCTTGGCTTGCAGCAGTTGTTAAACCTTTGCCATTTACTGTGACCTTTGTGTATGTTCCTACATTGCTATTTACGGTGGCTAATGTTGTAGCAATCGAATAATTTGCAGAACCATCTACAGATGTAGAGCCAGTAATATCGCCAGTTAAAGATTCAGTACGAGCAGTTGTCCACTTGGCGGCTGAACCAGTTGTATTTTGGTTTAGGGTAGGCACATCAGCGGCTACGATTGCTCTGAATGTAGGCGCACCAGCAGAACCATTAGGAGCAGCTAGGATGTAATTGGCTGTCTTGCTTGCATAAGGGTTTTGAGTATCTCCATAACCTGTTGCAAGGCTAATTGCAGGAGTATTTCCACCGCTAGAAACTACAGGGCTTGTGCCAGTTACAGATGTTACAGTACCACCGCTTGATGGGGCAGTATTGGTAACGGTAAAGTTAGGGTAAGTACCAGTAACGCTAATGCCTGTACCGTTGTTAAGCACAACAGTTTGGTCAGGTGCGCTGTTCGTAACAGTAATTGCTCCTGAACCGTTGGCAATAGAAACGCCTGTTCCAGCAGTCAAATTGGATTTTGTAAGGGTATTCCCTGTGCTGTTACCAATTAATAATTGACCATCTGTGTAACTTGATTGCCCTGTACCACCATTAGTAACGGCTACAGTACCGACAATATTGCCAGCTTGCACCGATAAATTGCTTTTATTGATGTAAATTGCGCCATTGCTAGAATTGACATAAGCAACAGTTCCTAATTTAACTGCATATCCTGTAGGTGGAATGGTGTTTTGATAGTAACCAGCAGAATAAGGGGATAAATAAAGGGTATCGCCTACTGTATAGCTACCTGTATTAATGCCTTGGATTAGTCCAATAGTCGTTACATAACCAGCACTACCTGATGCAATATTTTGATTAGCAAGGCCAATGACATTAGCAGTTGTTAAAGTATTAGCAATAGCCAAAGCCACATTAGGGTAAGTTTGACCGCTACTTGTACCAGTTACATAAACAGGCTGTCCAATATTAATTGTTGAGCCTGTATTGTTAATAACTTTTAATTGAACTTCTTGCCCAATATGAAGGGTGTTGTTCGTTATATCGTTGTAATACGCTAAAGACTTTTGTGTGCTGTCGTACCATAATTCACCTTCAACATAGCTAGGTGCGCTTGTTGGTGTAAAAGCAAGATTATTGCTTACAGTATCGCTAGTAAGCGTAGTGCCGCTAACTGTTCCGCCAGTAACCGCCACATTATTAGCATTCTGTGCAGACATTGTGCCAAGTCCAGTAATGTCGGTACTTGGTACAGTTGCACTCGCTGTCATTGCGGATGTGCCATTGCCTTTAACATAACCAGTTAATGTTGCTGCGCCTGTGCCACCATTCGTTACGGGCACAGTTCCTGTTAGTACATGGTTATCATTCCAATCACTTGGGCGGACTACGGATGTGTCATCCCCGTCAGGTATCGTTGAAACCTTAGTATGCTTGACTGTAATAGCCATTATTGAACCCCAATAATTTTGCCGTCTTGACCTCTAACTACTGTCTTAGGCCTGTTATGTTGAGCATTAATTGTATCTACCAAAGCAGAAATAGCATTTGCCATTTGGGTGTTTCCTTGACCAATAGCATTGGCAATAGGTTGTAATGGGTGTTCTTGAGTTCTGGCAAATTCTTCTTCAGACAAATAAGCCTGTTCTCCGTCATCATTGCCTGACCCAATTCGTGCTACTTCAATCTTTGCACCGTTGTTAATATGGGCTAACAAGACTTGAGTATTGCGCTCTGTCATCATCTTCATTTGGGCTACTTTTAACTGCATATCCATATCTGCTTGGTTACGCTGAGTTTCCAACTGGAATTTAAGTTGGTTTTCTTGTGCCTGGTACTCTTGTTTGGCTTTTTCAAGTTGCATTTGACCTTGTAGCTTAGCTTGCTCAACTTGGGCTTGCATTTGAATTTGTTGCATCTTAGCTTGGTTGTCCATTTGTGCTTTTTGTACTTCTGGCGGCAATGGTTTAGGCTTTCCTTCTGATTGTTTTGCAGCGTTGCGTAAATTATCAGCAGTTTCGTCAATAATTCCTTCTAATTGCTTGCCAGCTTTAAATGCAGTTACCCCAAATTTGAGCATTTCTAATGCCATAGGAGCAAGTTCAGGAGTGTTTTGTACCATTGGTACTGCTTGAGCCATAAAACCGCCTACAGCTTGCAAAAATGCCATGCGGTCTTGCTTTTCTTGCTGTTCATCTTGGTAAATCATTGAGTCAGAAGTGACTTCAATGCGGAAATTTTTAGACGCTTCGTTTCTGAGTAATTCAATAGCTTGCGGAATAAGTTGTTGGTCTTGTGGACTTAACTGCATTGCGCCAGAAATCTTTACTAATGTGTCGTCAGTAAAATGATTACAAATAATCTGCGCTTTAATAGACAACAGAGATGTTGCAAAATCTACGACTGCGTGTTGCTGAGTCTTTAGACGACCAGCAGCATTGTTTGACTTAATAATTTGTGCGCCAAGGGTTTCATTAGGGTCTGTTTGACCTCTTTGAATGTCTGCAATACCCATTAATTCATAAATTTGACCCTTAACTTGCTCCATTGCTTGATAACAAGACATCAAAGCGCTTGCAAATGGGGTTAAATCTACTAGGTCAATAGCACCTTTCATACCTTGCTTTTCAGCAAATGCCATCCAGTTATTAACTGGAATCATTGTGTTGTTTTCGCCTTCAGAGAATAAGCGTTGTAGTTCACTTGCTGAAGCGTCATATACACCACGCACTTTAAGGGCATTAATTAAGCCATCTATGCGGTCACATAAGACATCTAATTCACGGGCTTGGTCTTGGTATATTGTGTAATCAGGTATTGGCTCAAGGCTGTCGGTAGTAAGAGTCGCATACAAAGGTTTTGGACAAGGCCAAAAGTTTTCCAAACCAAGTGGGTCATCACGCTCATCAACTATCTTTCCTAATGACTTAGAAATCCATAATACTTTGCCTGTTTCTTTATCCCAAACTTCATAAATAACAGCTTCATATACGCCATCGTCAGACTTATAAGACTGTTTTAAGTCATCAGGCTTTGTGTCTAATGGAATTTTATAACCTAATTCTTCGCCAAAACGCTCAACAAGAGCAGGGCGGGACATATAAACTCTACGCCATACTGCGGTAACTTCTTCCCATGTGCGGGCAATGGTATGACCAAAATCACGCCAATGGACATAATCTACAGGGCAGCACTCATATTCAATGCGCTCTTGGTTTTCTGTTTCTTTTGCGCCTTCTGTTTCGGCTTCGTCTGAATCTTCGGTAACTTCAAAACCATCGTCATCTTCAGGATTAGGCTCATTTTCTGAGTCGCTTCCAACAATATGCGGCTCATAACGAACCCAGGCTACACCACGACCACCCAATAGACGGTCTAATACTGCGTTATTCATAGCAGACTTATAGTCGCCATAATGCTCAATCTCAAACTCCAATGCTCTTTCAAGCATCATTGAGGCAACCCTACCGATTGGGTCATTATCACGAAACCTGCGAGAAACATCTGGGCGAGGAAGACGAGCAAAAATGGCAGGCTGGATTGTCTGGACATTAGACCAAAGGATATTAAAACGAGCATTAGGATTGCGGTCATAACGGCTATCATCCTTATATTTTTTTACTATGCGGTCAGTTCTTGCTTCCCAACGCTTATATGAGCGCTCATAGCCCATAATGGTTTTATACCAATCTTCGTATGTGTGATTGACTGTAGCTTTATCGTTTGCCATCAAATTCTTCCTCTTGAAGTGGATTGTGGGTTTTGTTTCCACATCTCATTCAAACTTACTTCGGTTTTACCTACAAATAGCCCTTTAATCGAGTCATCTTTATGGGGCAACTTAGCTTCTTCTTTCCATGCAATACTTAGCATCCTAAATGCGTCTGCACCGTGAGAAGTCCAATCGTGCCTAGGTTTATCCCTAAACACTTTTTTATCCTCATCCCACTCACGCTGGTACTGCCTTAAACATTCAATGCCATCTTCACATCTATGGTCAAACCAAGCTCTAGTTAATGCTAGTCGTGTTGCTTGTATTCCATCTTGAAGTGACAAACTTGGCACAATTTTCATTGATTTTAACGCAATTTTGTCTGAAAGTTGCTCAATTATGCTTTTATTTGACGCAAGTGTTCTTGCTTTAGCATCGTGAGGTAAATAATGTGTGCCGTACACATAGCCTCTTTCTTTTTCTCTTAACTGAATAATTCCAGAATAAAAAGCTACAGGCTGACCATTAGAAGAATGGTAGTCAAGCATACGAATTTCGCCATGTACCACTTGAAACCACCAAATAGCGGTGTCATCGGAATAACCCAAGTCCCATGCTGTATGTACTGGAAACATAGGGTCATATTCAACATCGGTAATTCTGCCTTGGTCGGTAAGCTGACGCATCTCTTTGCCATAGAAAGCACCAAGAATGGCAGACTCAAAATCACATTCAAACTCTTGAAGGTATTGGTCTTGAGTCATAGACTTAGCTGCATCCTCTAACTCAGACTGCGGCAATAACCCTGTTTGACTAGCTCTTAATGTTTTAGCATACCAATTACCATCTTTGGTAGCGTTGTTATATATGTCCCAAAAAGCATTATGGCCTTTAGGAGTGCCAATAAATACTGCCCAGCCTAGTCTATCTGCTAGGAGTGGTCTAATAATTTCACCCCAAATACGAGGGCGCATATCAGCATATTCATCAAGCACGATACCATCAAGGTACAAACCACGCAAGGAATCAGCATTGTCAGCACCAAACAATCGAATCCTCGCACCATTAATGAGTTCGACCCAGAGTTCACTTTGATTAGCTTTTGCCATAACTGGCTTGGAAAAGCGTAAAAGGTAGTCCCAAGCAATGTTTTTAGCTTGGCTGTAATAAGGGGCAACATACGCATATCTTCCATCCTCTTTGTTTTCAATTAATGCTTTATAAATCAATTCATTAATACAGGAAACAGTTTTACCACAGCGTCTATGCGCTACGATGACAGCCCAGCGTTCTGTTCTTTCGTGGAAATCTTCAAATACTGCCCTTGGACAGTAGTCTAGTTCAATATCTAGGACTTCTTCCAAGACACCACCATGCGTTGTGGGGCTTTTTCGTCACCTACTACTTCAGTTCTTGCAAGTTTAGGCACAGCATATTCAACCATGTTTTGTACTATGTCGCAGGCTTTGCCAGGGTTAGGTAAAACAATGTACTTTCCAGTTTCATCGTCTTTAAGCCCTTCAGCGGTGTTATAAAGCCATGTCTGAAGAAATGGTAGGTTAGCATCAAGTAATGCTTTAACGGCTTCTCGTGCCTCTTGAGTGACCTTATTAGGCACTCCTGGCTTACGACCACCTGTCTTTTTTCTACTTTCGTCTACTTTATTATCCATACATTCTCAAGTGTTTGATTTGTAAGGGTTTAATTCTACTACAGTTTAACCAACAATGTCAGGGTCGTGGTTTTTATTCATTGCATCCATTAATGCCTGTTTACGCTTCATTCTTTGGTTAGCTTTCTTATTTAGAATGCCACTCTCATCTAGCTCTAATGGAGGATTATGGTCTTGACGCTTCTTTTGTTGTTTTTCAAGCGTAGACTCTTTGTGCGAACGCAACATAGCATCTTCTTTTTTGTATTTGCGGGTCATGTGTTCCATTACATATCCTTCATTTTGTCAGTAATGACTTCTTTTCTTGTTTTGGCGGACTCTTTAAAGTCTTTAGCAGTTGGCGCACCTTTGCTACCAACCTTACGCATCTTCTCGCCAGAGCCATGTTTAATGCGCTCTTGTTTAGCGTGAATATTAGCGTAAAGACCAGGCTTCATTAATATTCGCCCATTTCAGTCTTTTTAGACTCTTTTTTTATTTCGCCTTTTTCTTCATTAGACTTCATGTGTTTTGCATACACAGCTTCTAATGTATTTTTACGCTTTTTGGCTTTGTCTTGTACGCTAAGAGCAATAGCTACAGCTTGGTCATGGGGTTTACCCGCATTTTGTTCAGTTTTAATGTTCTCGCCAACGGCTTTTTTGCTGGCAGATTTGACGAGTGGCATATAAGTCCTTACTTAAGGTATTTGAGTTTGTAGATAGTGGAATCAATTAACTGTTGTATTTCTGCAACAATATTAATTAATTCTTGTTTTTGCGGCAAATCTGAATTGGCTTCTGCCACGAAATTCTTTAATGATTCCAAATACTTGAGTGGTTCTTTAGGCTGGTGATAGACACTTGGAAAGTCTTTAATTTGCTCATAGCAGCCCATGTAGGCTTCTACATAGTCATCTACAAGTTCAACGATTTCATCATAGTATTTGCCCAAAGCCTTATGCTGTGAGTAAGAATTAGTTGCCCAATGAAAGAAATGAGTATTGGTAGCGCTATGCAACAAAGTAGCGGCAAACATAGCGACATTTTTAGTTTCATTCATAAAACACCTTTAAAGTTCGTACAATTTTAGCACTTCTATTGCTTCTTGCACGGAATTTACCCTGTGTAATGGGCCGCCTTTCCAGCCAGCAAATAAGGTTATTTGTAATGGGGTCAGCTTTTTATCTTCGCCATCTTTAACTTCCATTAAAATGGTTTGTTCTTCATAGCACACAAGTAAGTCAGGAATTCCCCCACCAACTGTATGCAAAAGAAAGACATCAGCACCATAATCTCGTAGTGCTTTTACAACATCCTTTTGATTTTTATCAACTTTTTTTATATAAGACATAATAATATGTTAGTGTTTATCAACTTAATAGTATAAGGGGAAAAAGGGTGGAAAAATATTTTTTAACTGACGACCAATTTATAGTCGAATGGAATTTATTAGGTTCGGCAATGAAAATGGCAGAAAAACATGGAATGTCTGAAAGGGCTGTATATAACCGCAGGCGCTCTATTGAGCAACGCTTAGACATAACCCTTACAGCTTTTAATGACCAGCGTTTTGACCAAACTAAAAAAATATTTGAAACCGCAGGACACGCTAGGCGTGGCAGAGAATTACAAGATGGTCGCATTATTGTTTTTGGCGACTGTCATTTTTGGCCTGAAGTTTCTTATACAACGGCTTATAAAGCTCTTATAGAGCTTATTAAAGAGTTTAAACCAAAGGCAGTAGTGTGCATAGGTGACGCTTTTGATGGCAGCCAGGCAAGCCGTCATCCTCGTATTGGTTGGCAAAATACTCCAACTGTTAAAGAAGAATTAGAAGCCTGTCAAGAAATGATGGAAGGCATTGAAAAAGTTAGCAAAGGTGCAGAGTTAATATGGACTCTTGGAAACCATGACGCTAGGTTTGAAACATTTTTATCTAATGGCGGGGCACAAAGTTACCAAGGTGTGCAAGGGTTTACCCTTAAAGACCATTTTCCTTTATGGAAAGGATGTTGGACATATTGGATTGAAAACGCTGGCACTATGAATACAGTATTTCGCCACAAATGGAAAGGTTCTTGGTCGGGCGGCAGAAACAATACTTTGGCTGCGGGTACTCATGTTATTTCGGGCCACACCCACCACTTAAGTGCTATTCAATACAATGATTACAATACTTATGGTCGTTGGGGGGTACAAACGGGTTGCCTAGCTGACCCTAGAGGCGAGCAATTCATACACTACACCGAGGACTCCCCTACTGACTGGACCAGCGGACTAGCGCTTTTAACTTATGAAAAAGGCCATTTATTACAGCCTGAATTAGTTAGAGTTTTTGACGAAAATAAAGGTTTAATAGATTTCAGAGGAAAGTTGCAGCATTACTAATGAAACTAACTCCAGCTATTCTTAAAAATTTATACAGCGCTATTTACTGTATGAAGCCTTTTGATAGGTGGTCTATGCCATTACCTGAAGAAGTACAATTTATTGTAGACAAAGACCAACAAGTAATGGGTACTTATTTATATGACACAGGGGAAGAATACGAACATATTATTACGGTTTCTTCTGCTCGTTGCGGTCATCTTGACACGGTAATTCGTGTTTTATGCCACGAATGTATCCACATGAGCCGTCACAAGACAAACAAGTGGACTCACCACGATAAGGAGTTTCGTAATAGAGCGCTCCGTATCTCGTCTGAATTGGGTTTTGACCCTCTTGAGCTTTAATACGGTCTGCCGTAGTAAATGTTGTCATTTATTCCCCCAGGCTTTCTTTGACTTTCTGTAATAACGCTTCCTCGGTTGTAGAGAATTTTGCCTCAAAAGCTCGTCTACCCAAGAAATGAATTCCATCTTCTCCTGTGTGATGACGAACACAGAGGGGGATAATGGGGCTTGTAGCACGCTTACCAGCCCTTCTAATGTGGTGAATGACGGCAGGACTGTTTTCGTACCCAAGCACGGTTTCACACACAATACAACCGAGTCTGGCAACTCTTGCCATATAGTTCTTTTCATTTTTGGTAGCCATCAGCCCATTCATACCATTGTTTGTAATAGGCTTTAAAGGACTCAAAGCCATTTCCAATTAATATACACCCACCTTGCGGTTGCACAAGGTAATAATTGCCCATGTTTACCCCATTGTCAGTATCTCCCCGAATAATAAGCACAATAAAGTCAGGTTTTGCTGCCAATGCTTGCAACATATATTGTTGGCCTTTGCTTGACCTTTCATTGGGGCGCTTCCATTCCATTATTAAAAATTTGCCTTTTCTTTCGGCAATTCCGTCTACATTGCTTGGCGTAAAACCTGGCGAGGTAGGAAGCAAACCAACAAAGTCCCCATAATCAATATGAGTAGGGGTAGTCCTCATTAACTTAGCCATTGTTTCCTAACTTGGTCATAAGTAGCAAATTCTAGCTGGATGGTTTCTTCTGCCAATTCACAAGCAATTTGTGTAGCTTTTTCATATTGGTTTTTTAAAGTAGCGTTATGGTATGACTTTAAAAGCTGTTGAATTTTTAAATAGTTTTCTGAATAGTCTTTCATCTAGTAATTCTTTCTATATTTCTATTGCTTGCTTCTTGGCTACGCCATGCTTCAAATCTCATTTTGGCTGCTTCTAATTGCCACCTAAGGGTTTCTGTTTCTTCTGTCGCCAGTCCAATGGCCTCACATAACTCTTGGTAAGGTTGTGACTTATACGCATCCATCTCTTTGCCCCCAATCGTATTTGCCGTAGACTTAGACATTTCAATAGCTTTAAGACTGTGTTTAAACGCTTCAAATTGAGCGAGTTCGCCTTTTGCTTTTGCGTATAAGGGCGCTGTCTTAAATATGAAGTCAATCGCATCATTTGGGTCATAATCTTTCATTTAAGGTTCATCCATAAACCGATTTGGGCTGCTGCGTAACCTAACCATATAAATGCGTTAGATGGCGACCCTTTAAAATATTGTGCTAGGCCTACGACTAAATACCCAAACCCTGTTGCTGCGACAATGTATTTTTCAATATCCATTTACCGTACTCTCCCCTATTACCTAATTCATATTGCGTATAAAAATCACGCAAAAGTTGTTCTTTAAAATTGTGTTGTGCAATATAACTTCTAAACCATTTCAAACCTTTTTTATGCCTTAAAGCGCATAAATACCTTACACCACACTCATGTTTAGCTTGCTCATACATTTGGCTTTTAGGCTTGCATAGGTGTCGTAACCGTTACCCATAATTCCCAATTCTTTAGCTTTAGCCTCAATGCCTTCATTACTAAACATCCATTCTTTACTTTGTTTTTCTTTTTTCGGCTCAATTACCAATTCATCTTCCCAGCGCTCTTGGTTTAACCATGTGCTTGCATGGGGGATAAATTCTAACTCAGTTTCTTTTGCTCGCCAGTATTGGCAATGTGTGTCAATAGCTTTTGCAGCCATAAGTTGTTGTTCTGCGGATAATTTTTGCCAGGCTTTTCTTGCAGTTGCTTTAGCAATTTTTCGTGGATATAAAGACCAGAATTCATTGAACATTCCTATGATACCTGTCGGTTGGGTTATTAATCATACTTTTAAGAAGGTCATCAATAGTGCTAAACCATTGAATGACTTTCATGCCGTCATGCGTATAAATGGTAAAACTCATTGTAAAACACGAGGGCTACTTGGGGTAGTTGGACTAGGCGGTACTGTGTAGCCTGTATTACCAACAACGCTTTGTGTGTAACCGTTTGGTGTCGTAATGACAACTTGGTTAGGATAAATTGTAGCAGTTTGAGTTGTGTAACCTTGTAAGTTTACAAATTGCGCTGTATTGCCATTAATTTGCACAGTACCCATGTTATATCCTTGA